CGACCCCTCGAGCAGCAGCTCGTGGACGCGGTACGCCAGCTCGGAGTTCAGATCGCCGGATGCCTCGCCGCCCACCAGGGGCAGGTCGTCGATCTGGCGATCCGAGCGGATCAGCTCGGACACCGTGGTCTCGGGCGAGAACGCCAGGCTCGGCGCGCTCGCGAAGGGGACATCGTAGAGCGTCGGGGTCGCCGGAATGCTTCCGAAGGTCGACTCTCGACCCACCCGGAACGCGACGCGATTCGTATCGGACATGCTTTCCTCCTACGCGGTTCGGTCCCAGACGAACTCCACCTGGAAATTCACCTGGTAGTAGGTCCCGTCGGGCCCGATCTCTCGAACCCTCGCATTCCGGAACCAGATGTTGTCGGTCTGTCCGGGCACCTCGAACGCCTGGACCAGGGGGTCTGCGATTCGATCGGCGGGGAGCGTGCCCAGCCCGATCGGGACGAAGATCTGGAGCGAGAGCATTCCGGTGCGCCGGAACAGCGCCGTGGCGGAGCCCAGCGACGCGCGGGACATTTCGTTATGCCTCACGCTCAGCCGACCCCAGGGCGAGTTCGGCGGATCGAAGTCGAGGTTGTCGTAGCTGAGCGGCGCCCCTGCGAACCCCGCAGCCGTGGTCGCGGACTCCCATTCGGTGCGGGCGAAGTTTGACAGGGTGTTCCGGGCCTCTTCGATCGTGCTCGGCATCAGTTTGACGCTCTCACTCGATACCCGATCACGGTGATCCCGGGCTCAATCCGCTTGACCCGCTCGATCGCCCAGACGGTCGACCCGTCGACGATCTGGTGATCGTCGAGCAGCTCGAAGTCAAGCCCCTTGGCGGGCACGAGCACGTTGAAGTCCGTCTCGCGGGTGACGGTCGTGGGCTGGTCAGCCTCGCCGGGCAGCGCCACGAGCAGGTCCTGCTGGGCGTTGTCGATCCACAGGGCCACATGATCGACATCCGTGAAATCCGGCGTCGCGCCGAGATGCGGATTGGCCGGGTCCCGCAGCGCGTCCCCAGTCTGCCGGCGGATCTGCACGGGCCGCCCGTGCTTCCGAACCAGGCGGTCCATCAGGTCGGCGAACTTGTCGTGGATCGCCATCAGGCGCGCACCACGCCGCGACCCGCCACGCGCGCCAGCCCGCTACCGCGGATGATGCGATCCGCGACCGCGTAGCGCCGGATGGGCCGGATGCCGCGCCCGGCGTCGAACCGCGTCTCCTCCTCGATCGGGCCGACCTTCTCGCGCTTCAGCACCACGAACCGGCCGGCGTCGTCCGGGACAGTCGGGTCGGGTAGCAGCCTCTGCTCGAGCGCCACTAGAGCGTACTCCAGCGTCGCGTTCACGATCTGGGGCGGGACCTCCTCCGCGTCGATCTCGTTCCCCGCGGCGTCGAGCAGGTTCGACCCCGGCCAGGACCGCGGCCACTCCAGCGCCTGGCCCTGCGTGTCGGGGTCGCTGGGGAAGGTCCGCTCGCCGATGAAGGCCCAGCGCAGGTCGACGTACTGAGTCCCGTTCACCAGCGCGGTCGCCTTGTCATTGGGCGTGGCCTCTTGCCAGGCGGTGTTCCCTCGGAGGCTGTGGTAGGAGTCTGCCGTTGCGACGAGCGCGTATGTGTTCGCGGCAGGGATGCCGGTGCCGTCCTCAAGTACCAGATCTGCTTCGGTCGCCATGCTACACCAGTGCCGGGGGAATGAATCCAGGGAACACTTCGATCGCGCCTCGCGCGATACCGTCCGAGACGGCAGAGGGCGTATTCGCCCAGTCGGCCGCCGCCCATTCGGTGTGCGCGAACGTCTCGTCTCCCACCAGGTCCCCGTTCACGAACAGCGCCAGCCGGTCGTTCGGGGGGTCGAACCAGAACGCCAGCGCCTGGTTGCGGTCCGGAGTGAATAACGGCGCCAGATCAGCGCTCAGACGGACCTGCAGGCTCTGCAAGTCCGAGACGGTGATGACACCCGCGTCGGTCTCCTGCACCAGAAACCCGCCGACGCCGAACGTGCCGGTCTGCAGGAGAGCGCCTGCCGGATAGGCCCCCAGCGTTTCGAGGCGGCGGGTCACGAGGGCGGCGGCCTGGCGCTGTGCGGCGTCAACAGGCCCCGCGACTTCTCCGGCGTCGTAGGGGTGCCGAAGGGCCGGCGGGGCGATGCCCGCGCCGGCCTTCAGGCGCCGCCGTCGGCGGCGTTCTCGGGCCCGAAACAGGGCGCCCTGGACTTCGGCGCTGAACGCCATGTCAGTCCCGCGCCAGGTCCGGGTGCAGCGGATACTGCCGCTTCTGCGCCTGGCGGATCTGGGCCACCGACGGGCGCGCCTCGAGGCGGCGAAGGTTCTCCTGATGGGTCAGGCGCCGCTGCAGCTTGTTCAGCTCGTGCAGGTCGGTCACGTTTCGCCTCCCCTCGAGGCGGGCCTGCTCCTGACGCGCCTCGTCGTACTCCTGGCGCACGCGCTCGAGGTCGCGCCGCAGCTTGCGGATTCGAGCGGCTTTCCGGGCCACCTGCTCCTTGACCGCGGCGATCTGCTCGTCGGCGCTCTGGCGCTCGGCCTCCTCGATCTTCTGCTCCTCGCGCACCGCGCGGTCGTCCTCGGTTTCCGGCTTGTCCTCGAGGGCGCTGAGGTCGTTGCCGGTCAGTTCGGTCTCGGCCATGTCGACTCCTGGGGTTGGGGGGCTGAGTGGGCCCCGCCGACATCCGCCGGCGGGGCCCAGGGCGTGGATCAGCCGTTGGTCCGCAGCTCGGCGATCTTCACCTGCTTGCGCTCGGGGAAGACGCGGAGCCAGTTGTCCGCGTTCTGCAGCTCGGCGTTCGTCGGGCTCTGGGCCGTCTCGACGGCGCCGAGCCACTGGAAGCCGCGCGGGTGATGCACCCACTCCACCCGGGAGTACAGGATCTCCTGACCGCCGCCGTTGCCGGCAGCGGGGGCGCGATCGACCTCGGTCGGCACGCGCGGCGAACTGTCGCCGCGCAAGACGGCGCCGGCGCCGAACAGGTAGGTCGAATACTCGACGTTCCCGCTCACCGCCACCGCCGGGAGGCCGTCGTCGACGATCACCCGGAGGCCGAGGAACACGGGGATGTCCACCGCGCCCTGGGAATCCGGGATGAAGTCGATGAGGTTGTTCTTCTTCGCGCGCGAGAAGACCACGGAGTGCATCGCCACCGCCGACAGGTCCTGAGCGGCGTCGCCCAGGGTCTGCTGCGCGTCGATGAACGCCTCGGCCGAGAACAGGTTCGCGGCCGTGGGGCTGCCGGCACCGCCGAGGGCGATATTGTTCACCATGTCTCCGTCGTTGCCGCCGTTGCCCGGGGTCTCCTCGTTGTTCGCGAAGACGCCCTGGAGCGCGGAGATCAGCATCCGCTGCTCCTGGCGAACCCAGTAGTCCGCCACGCGCGACGCGATGGCCTCCATCGGGTCGGCGCCGGCGAGCTGCGCGACGAGGTCCATGCTGGACCACGACTGGTTCCTGTTGTGTCGCTTCGCGATCTCCTTGCCGGTGCTGATCTTCTCCGGCGAAGAGGTCGTGCTCGGGTTGTCGCCGGACACGTTGGCCTCGGTGTTCGCGAGGTCCTGGAAGTGCGGCACCTGGAAGGTGTCGGCACCGCCGGACAGGAGATCGTTCAGCAGCGGGAAGTCCACGAGCACGCCGGAAGCGCGGAAGGCCGAACGCTCGGCCGTGAGCACGTTGACGTAGTTCGTGAACACCTCGGGGATCACGACGTCGGCGAGGCGAGTGACCGCCATTTCGTATTTCCTCTCTTGGGTTGATGGGTTGGTTCTCGCCGGTGCTCATGCCCTGGCGTGGTTCCCGCTACATGCGGGACGGCTGGTCAGCCGCGCAGCTCCTTCGGGAGGAACCGCTTGGCGTCCCAGTCCTTGGTCGAGGCCGCGGCCGCCATGCGGCGGGCCTTCTCGGGGTCCTGGCGAACGATCGCGCCGATCTTCGTCAGGGAGAACTTGTCCTGCGCGAAGGGGTTCTCGCCGAACGACTCGCTGGCCTTTCCGCCCGTGGCGCCGGCTCCGCTGGTCGCACCGAACCAGTGCCGGCGGGTGCCCTGCGACTTCATGTCCGCGAATACCTCCTTCGGCGCCAGGCCCGGAGTGCCGAGCGTCTCCTTCGAGACGACCTTGCCCGTGGCCTCGTCGATCTCGAAGTTGTGGAGGGCCCACAGCTTCACGTCCTCCACCGCGTCGGGCACCACTCCGGCCTCCTTCAGCAAGCTGGCATCGGTGACGGCGCTGAGCACGGTGTTCGTCCGCTTCTCCTGGAGCAGGCGATCCCGCTCGCCGGAGATGTTCTCGAGTTCGGCCTGGAACTCCTTCACCTTGCGCTCGAAGGGGCGCACGCGAAGGGCGGCACGCTTCTCGGCCAACTCCTCGATCTTCTTGGTGCGCTCTTCGTCGTCCTGCGAGCCGGCCGCCTCGAGCTGGAGCTTCAGCTCGTCGCGCTCGCTCGTCAGCTCCTCGATCTTCTCCGGCGTCAGCTCTCCGTAGCTCTGCAGGCGCTTCTTCGACGCCTTGTGATCTTCGCGCTCCTTCGCGAGAGCGCGCTGGAGACGGTCGCGGTCCGCCACCGAGACGGCGCCGTCGAGCTGCAGCTCGTAGCGGCCGTCTCGCTCGACGTACTCCTCGCGGATCGGCTCGGGAACGTCCTCCAGGCTGTCGACGATCACGGGAATGGGCATCAGGGTTCCTCCCCCATGGGTCCGCCGGGTTCATCCTCGGCGGGTTGGACCTGCTGCGGCTCGGGGGTTTCCAGGCCGTGCAGATGCTTGTTGGATATTTCGGTCTCACCCTCTCGGGTGATCTCGTGGAAGTGGCCGTTCACCACGTCCGTCGTGCCGTGGACCGAGCCGTCCGGGAAACGGCGTAGCACGTAGCTGTGTCGGTGCCCGTCGATCTCTTCGGTTCGGCCCACGAACGTCTCGGCCTGGTCGCGCGCCGCCCGCGACGCGCTCTCGGCCTCGATGAGTTGCTGTTCCTCCTCGAAGGTGAACTTCGTGAAGTTCCGCTCCTGGAGCCATCGGTGGATCGCCTTGCGCGACAGCGGGATCTCGCCGGTCTTGAGCGCTTCGCCGAGCTGGCGCGCCAGCTCGGGGCTCGGCGTGTCCTGCGTGAAGTCCATGTTCGGGCGGACCTTCACCTGGTCGGGATCTGCCCCGACCCAGAGGGCCGCCTGCTTCAGCGCGCTCTCGAGACCGGCGGCCCCAGTCAGCGCGATCGTAGAGAGCGTCGCCGTGCTGGCCGCCACGCGAATCCGCAAAGCTTCGCCGGATTCCGCCTGGGTGCCGCGAGGCTCGAGGAGGCGGGCGCCCATGCTCTGGGCGCGTTTCTTGTCGGACTCGATCGCGAGGCGCTGTTCCTCGATCCCGTCCGACTGGACGCCGATGTATTCCGCGCCGGCGCCCTCGCCGGCGGCGATTCGGATTACGGCGCCGGCTCCGACCCGCGTCTCCTCTTCCTCGCCCTTGGCGTCGCCCTCCCGGGTGATCTCCTCGCCGGTGATCACCAGGGTGTCCTGCCCCTGGAGATGCAGGGCCTGACGGTAGTCGGCCTCGCCGCGGTAGATCGCGAGGCTGAGGTTCGACAGCCGAAGCAACGGGATCTCGTCCGGCTTCGGATTGAGGTCGTTCGCCCCGATGAACGTGAACGGGATGTCCTCTGCGGTGGCGCCGCGGAACATCGGCACCATCGTGGGGCTGCGGATGTCGTCGACCTCCACGAAGGTCTTGTAGACCAGCGGGTTCGTCGGCGACTCCTCCGCCTCCGGGTTCTCGGGCTCCAGAAACAGGACGCGGAAACGCCTCTCCGGCTCGAAGTCGTAGATGTTGGCGCCTTCGGGCCCCCGGACGAACGCGATCTCGTTCAGGACGACGAAGTT